GGTACGCTTTATCTAACGCAGCCATTAGGCATTAAAGTTAGCAGCAGTAGCAGCAAGCAGGTAATAATCACTACCAGCAATTTTTACACGCAGTCCATGAGTAATCTCATTAACGTTGGTAATAGTACCAGTAGCGGCTAATTTAGCACCAGCAACAGTTACGCCAGCAAGGTTTAGCAAATAACCGTTGGTATCAACAGTTGCTGCGCCTGTACCATTAACAGAAGCGTAAATTAAAGAGGTATTTGTGCCAGTAGATGCTCCAGAAGCACAGTTAAGCTCAATTTCAACAGGAGCATAACTACCTGAAGAAGTGCCTGCTGAAAGGGTCAATTCAGCCACAAAAGCTGAACCTAAACCAGTCGTGCGACCTGTAGCACCATAGGTAACTTGAGCTTTTAGGGCGTTAGAAAACGAACCCAAAGCTACGTTGGTATCCATCTCAAACAAGGTACGTCCACCCGTGCCGCCAACACCCGTCATTGTGACAGAAGTAGTACTAGCATTGAATGTAGCTGCACCTGTAGAGGTATTTGTAATATCAGTGATAAAGCCGTTGTCGGATGCCACTGGACCCGAAAAGGTAGTACGTGCCATAATAATTCTCCATACAGAGTTAAGCTTATTAGTCTTGTATGCGTCTGCTGGGGCAGTCTAATAAGCTGGTTTTTCCCAGTTTTAATAATCTTACTACAAACAAATAAAAAAAGGGGAGTTTTTGGCTCCCCTTTTTATTAGCCTAATTAGGCTCCAGCAGAACCCCACATACCGAGGGGATCAGACCAGCCAAAGCTGTAACGCTCACGAGACTTGTAACGGACGTTACCAGTATCGAAGTCACCGTCCATGCTGTTGCTCAAAGGAGTACGAACGAAATGCTTCATACCATTTGGAACATCAGTACAGAGGAAGTAAGCATTTGGATCGGTCAGGTAGTTATTAACTGAATAACCTTCTGGGATCGAACCATTGTTTACGATAGCGTTAATGTCGTTGTCTGCGGTACCAACACGAAGCTGAGTCTCTAAGAGACGGGTAGCAACGAACTGGAGTGCAGGTGGAACGATTAACTTCTTAGGTTTAGCAGCGATTAACAAACTACGCTCATCTGTCCATGCAGCGATCTGAATAACGGCGGCTTCCAAGGAAGTCTCGTTCAAATCAGCAGGAGTAGATTGAGTATTGCTGTTAACACCACCAGAAACCAATGGGTGAGATGTCGAGAACAAAGGTACACCGTCACCACCGTAATAAACGGCAGAGTTAGTGAAACCGTTGTTTAACACAGCAGCAGCTTTAACCTGCTTGGTGTACGCCATAGCACGAGCCAAAGCCTTGGTATAACGAGCTGATAGGCTGTCATACAAGTTGTCCTCGATTGCCTCTTCCGTTAGGGAGAAGCCAAGGGCGATGGTTTCGTGGTTATAACGAGCTGTGAAAGCCTCTTGTGCATTGTCATAAGCGATGGCAGAACCTTCGTTTTTGACTGGTGCAGCTGAGAAGCCAGACAGTTTTGTTTCTTCTTCGAACGAACGCTCAGAGGTCTCAGTTTCATAGATCTCTTTATGTTGTTCACCATAAGTCGCATACTCAAGACCAAACAAAGCGTTCAGACCTGGGAGCAACTCTTTCAGTAGTTGTGCACGTGAAATAGCCATTTAATTGCTCCTTAAGCTGCAGTTGCAACAGGGGTTGCACTGTAATAGGTATGTACGCCAAAGTTGAACTTGACGATTACCTCAGTGAAAGATCCAAGCGCATTAACAGTCTCTGGTACACCCGCAATAATACGGAATGGAAGAGTGGTTGTTGACGAGCTGGTACTGTTTAAAACGCCTTCGTTTGAATCACCAGAAGTTGTAGAGCCAGCGGTTGTCAAGATTGATACGTTGTTACCAACGTCAGTCTGAACTAAGCCACCAATGGTGGTTGCGTCTGACAATACTGCTACTTTGAAAAGTCCATCTGGATCGTCAGCTACAAACGCAGTAATATCCGAAGCGGTAATAGCGCCTGGATAGAATTGCTGTTGTAGCAACTGTTTGGTAGTTGGGTTTGTGAACTGACAACCCATAAAAATACCAACGGCATCGGTTGCGGTAGCTGTGGTTGAAACACGGCTCAAAGCACCATCTGTGTTCAGACGTACAACATCACCAAAGAAAATGGCGGTTGTAGAACCTGAAATGATGGGAATTGAGCGAGTTGCACCAGCAAATACCTGACCACCAATCAAATTGATTGGTCTGAACCCATAAGGTCCTGATACGGTAGGATAAGCCATTTAAAACTCCTAATTAAGTTTAGTTACCTTTTCCAAAACTTACCGTGGATTTTTTCTCATTAAAGAGGGGCATCCTTGGGTCATTCTGGCGCATTAAATTATTGTCTACAGCATCCATCTGACTTTCTGCTTGAATTCGGTAATGTTTATTACGTTGTTCAACGAACTCATCTGGAGTTTTGCAAAGCAATAACCCGCCAATCTCAATGCTGTCCTTAAAGCGACTATTGGGATCAACTAACAGTTGCATTTCTGGTTGCTCTTCAATCGGCACGGGTTCCCAGCCTTCTCTCATTTTTCCTGAGACATTGCGTGGGTCAGCTGCTCCAAGGGTTGCAACACGAATCCAGCGGTAACTGTAACCAGGTGTCTTGCGAGGTTCTGGTAACAATTCAGCAGGCATCCACTGTTTAGGACGCTCTACAGTTGCACGGGTTTCGATTTCACGGGTAGTTCTATTCGTAGTCATTTTATAGGTCCAATTTTAAAAGTTCACGGGCGTACTGCTCATTTGTAAGTCCTAGCTTCTTGGCGATGCTTTGCTGGGAAGTGTTCAGCTTTATCTTTTTTGAAGATGTGCTGCGGCTTGCAGGGGCAACCACGGTGCTCGGTTTCGTCCGAGGCGAACTCTTTTCTTCGTCTACATTGGCTTCCTCGAAGTTTTCTGGAAACCGTTTACGAATAGTTTCGTCTATCCGTTTGTAATACTCATCAGTCGTAGCGTAAGCCATACCGTTTTGCTTTACGAGCTTTTCGTGTAGCCCCAAAGCCAAACTAGTCATCTCATCATCCTGACCAAACCAAGGATTTCGTTCCTGCCACGATGTGGCTTTTTGGTCACGGACAACAGGCTTTTCTGACTGTTGTTGTATTTTTACTTCATTTTCTCTTTCTTGTAAAGCGTTGCGTTGATTTAAATTTTGGGAGGCATCAAATGCCCTGTCCAATTTAATCTTTGCCGAAGTCATTTTTTCCTGCGCTTCGACCAGTTTTTCGGAATCGCCAGACTCGTAAGCCTCACGGTATTCCTTCTTAGCCATGATTAACTCTTGTTCTGCGTTGCTTTTGAACGAGTCAATTGCAACCATTTCTGTGGAGCTAACACGCCCTTTTAGGCTCTTATTCTCTTCATAGAGCTTTTTGGCAATGTCGATGGCTTCCTGACGTTCACGGTCTGCCGCTTCTTTGGCTCGCCTTTCGTCATGATAAATCTTCCTAAAGCCATCAATTTTCTTCTTGGCTTCTACGGAATACTCATCTAATTCATCTTTTTCAAGCTGTTCAACGAACTCTGGCTCTGATGGTCTACGCCCTTTGTCCTGAGGAGGAGTGTCATCTTCAACCTCAATCTCAAAGTCGTTTTCTTTTTCAGTAGGTTCGTCTACTTTTTTTGCTTCTTCTTCATGGGGAAACTTATAGTTTTCCATTCGCATGCTCCTTATTTTCGTTTAATACCACGGGGATCGTCCACAATACCTTCCACAGAATCATCGTTGATCATGCGGAATTCACGGCCATGAATCACTAGGCGGCTACCAGCGTAGGGGCGAACAAGGACAAAGTCTCCTTTTTTGCACCATGGTCCGCTAGGAAAACGGGTCGTGTCTTTATAACAATCAGGTCCAAGTTCAACAACGAAGAGAACGGTCGTTAATGTCTCATCGTTTCGTATCGTTTCGTCAGCTTTGGCGATGCCACTTTCGAACTCTTTTTCCTGTTCTGGGATAGCGCACAGCATGCGATAGCCAGAGGGTTTAGGTAATTGTGTTGCTTTTTCTTCATTTGACTTATCAAGCAGCTGCGTCAAATCTACTGCTTTGCCTAAGTCGATTGGACTAGTCATCCGATTTCTCCAGTTTGTCTTTGAGGTCTAATACGTATCCACGAGCAATGAGCAGACCTCGAATCTCACCACACGATCTTTTGTAATCCTCGAATTTTTCGTAGTTTCCAAGGATTACGGCTTCTTTAAGCTGGGCTATCTTTTCGTCAAGCTGCTTAATTAATAGTTCTAGTTCGGTCATTTATTCCCCTTACTATTTTGCATTGCGGTAAGTAGTTGAGCTTCTGCTTGCAGGCGTTGATTCTGGTTCTGCTCTTTTGATTTCATCATGTCAATGCCCAGCTTCGTGCCGTCATATTCTTCTTTACGACCAGCTAGATCTTTGTCTTTTTGCATCTGGATACCCATCTTTGTACCCTGAATCTCCAGTTCACCCATGATGCGTTCACGCTCTAGATCCAGCTTCTCTTGTTCAAGCGCAGCGTCAGTTTGGTCTTTTGCGACCTTACGTTGCTGTTCTTGAGCCTTAATCTGGAGTTCTTGCATCTGCATTTGAACGATTGGATCCTGTGCTTGTTGCTGGGCTTGTTGTTGCGCAGCCGCAGCTTTGTTCTGCTGGAGAAGCTGAGTAGAGGCTTGAGCCACGAGGCGGGAGATCTGAACTTCGTATTCCTCAGGGATCTGCTCATCATCTTCTTTAAGGTAAGGCAATGGAGCGCCCAACTGTTGTTCGATCATGAGGCGGTACTTGAATCCAAAGTGTTCCGCAATGTGTGCTTGCATGGCGGCGGTGATTTGGTTTGCCATTGGGTTTTGACCAATAATCGCAGCGGTCTGTGGATCCTGTAGGAAGTTTTGATGGGCGGTAATGTGCGCATCTTGATCCTGATAAACGAATGCTTTGACTGGTTTTCCAGACATTACATTCATATTTTCCGAGATTGGATCTGCTGGCTTTTGATCTTCTTGTAGTGGGACGAGCTTTTGAGCGTTCTTAATCCCCAAGACTTCCAACATCTGGCGGTGCAAGAGTGGCAGGTTATAGATCTGCGGAGCTTGCGCGGCCAACTGAAGAACAGCTTGGTACTGAACAATCTTTTGCGCCATGGTGGCGGCGTTGGGATCCGAGACGGGAATGACCGTAACTAAGTCATAGTCCGACTGCTTTGCCCGTGGACTACCTTCTTCTGGCTCGTAATTGTAGTCAGGTGGGGTGTAGTCACGGATGATCTCTTTTAGAAGTTTAAGTTCTTGCTTCATCGAATAATGAATGCGGGACTGCACTGCACTCATGACTTTGAGCGTTCTTTCCAGAATCGCCAAGGTCGTTCCGACTGGGGAATTAGCCGACATATCGGAGATCTTCATGTCTCCAGCCGAGGCAAATCTACGCCCTTCTTCTACGATAGTACCCAAAAGACTGTATAAAACTTGGCTTGGCTCCTTGTATGGGAGTGGCATTAGGTTGTCTTTTAGGACTCCAGACGGAACATCTACGTCTCTAAATTCACCTGGCGCAATCGGGGTGTCGTCTCCTTTAATTCGCAAGCCACGGGTCTTAAAGCCACCTGGCAAGTTCGAGAGGGTTCCAGCATCCACGAGCTGCCGAATAAGACTAGTACCAGACTTAGCA